CAAACTTATTGGCAAGAGCGGTAACAGCAAGACCACCAAGAGGCCCGGATACAGCAGTTGCAACAGCAGGAGCAAGTCCTTTAAGAAGTCCAAGTAGTTCATCCATGTCATCTCCTCATAAAGTCCACGTATTCCATAGTGCCCCATGCAACTAGGGTAACGACTATGGCGGCGAGGGCAGCCAACAGCACCATCTCCACCACTTCCTCAATCTCTTTCCTGCGCTTTGCTTTTGCCTTGTCCATCGCGTTCTCCTGAGCTTTGCGGTCATGCACGATCTTGTTGCGCTCGCGCAGTATGGCCTCCCAAGTGTCGGCGTTGCCTGACCAGATCAGCATCTGCTTCAACTCGTTCTCGGCGTCCTGCAACTGCTTGGCCTTCATGACGATCTCAATGGCCTGCGCGGTGTCCGACTTCCCCGGCTTGGTAGCGGCCTTGGCCACCACGTCCTTCGCCTCAAAAAACTTCATCAGGTCACCGGAGATAGCCCCGATGTCCTTGCCCATTTTAATGGCGGCTTGCACCCCTTTGATGGCCGCTTGGGCCGTGGCGAAAGCGGTAAAGGGATCGATCATGGCTTAGACTTTCGGGTACTGCGCTTTCACCGCCAAACAGTCCGCAATGTACTTGGCAACTTGCGCTTGATCGCCCTTCACAATACCGTCAAGGTAATCTGCAACGGGCGGATAGGCTGCTGCGCGTAGCTCTTGGTACGTAGGCGCTGGAGGTACGTCTGCCGGTTCAGGCGTATTGCCTTCTGCAAGCCATGCTCGCACTTCTGGAGCGGTGACAAGACCGCTCCAGCCGTTGCCGTCGGTAACAACTGTTTTTGTTTGGTCTGTGTATTTGTAAATCATAGTTCGCATCCTGTCCAAAGAATTTGTCCAACAGAACTGCTGTTGGAATAAGCATTAAGTCCTTGCCCAGCAGTAAGGCCAGATGTGGTGAACGTAATAACGCCACCAATTAAAGATGAAGAATTAAATGCAATATTAGATGCTACGCCACCACCTGAAACTGCATTTACAGTGAACTGAGATGCGGCACTTGCAGATATGCCAGTAGGCGCTGTATAAGGCGGCACTTGAAACGGAAATGAAATTGCCGCCGTTGTTGCAGTTACAGCAAACCCTGAACCAATTACAGATGTAGTGGATGTAGTATTGAACGCTGGCAAGTACCGCTGACACAGCGCTAACTCCATGCCATACGGGCGCTGCTCAAATGTAGTTGCAACAGGGCTTATTTCAAATTGCCAATCTGATGTAAAGTATGTTTTAGATACTGCGGTGTTAACAACAGTATCTGCCAAAATAAGCATTATTCCGTTAGTAGCATCAGACGCCCCTAATGTTGTAGTAAAACTAAATGGTGTTGTTGTTGCAGTTGGCACAACAACAGTAGTGGATGCAATAGTAGAAGTAGTCGTAAAATTATTTACTCCTGCCGTTGCTTTTTGAATATAAATATTAAAAGTTCTAGAACCGCCAGTATCTTGATACAGCTTTCCAGAAAACGTAACAGTTTTACTGTTCATATCAAGAACATTCCAAGACTCAATACGTTGCGCCAATTGAACTGCGCCCGTTGTCCAAGAACATGCGTTGAGGCCCCAGCCATAAAGCGTATTGGTTCCAGTCAAAGAGCCAGAAGCAATATTGCCCGAGATGCTTGTTCCAGATGCAATACTCGCCATCATTCGGTCAGGGCCGTACTGCAAACCTGCCGTCACTGCAATGCTTCCTCTTTGATTGATCCAGCCTTGGCCGTTAATCACACGATTCCTCAACCCAGCAAGCTGACCACCGTTAACGGATGGCACACCAGTCAAGTTAGAGGATACTTTTACAAAGTCAGTACCGTTCCATGCAACAACAGCGTTTTCGCCATCCACCATAGTTATACCGGTAGTGGCTGCGCCTTTTACCGTAAGCAAGAAACCGCCCGTACCGGCATTGTTAATAACGTAGTACTTGCTGCTGCTTGGCACAATCAAGCTACGCGCTGCGGTTTTAGCGCCGGAGATGTTCAGGATCGCATACTGCGCCGTCGTTGAGCCGATGTTAGTAGCTGAACTCGTACCTGACGTAAGAGACAGTGTTACGTTTGCCGTAGTGATCGTGACGGCAAGACCGCCTGCAATGGCAATGTCTAGATATGAAGTCAACCCGTTGTCTACAACGTCACCCCAAGTACCAGACTCAGTGCCAGTTGTAATGATCGGTAGAGAAAGATTTGTTGTTTGGGAAACGGTCATGTGTTACCTCAAGTTGTTGCTACTCGTTGCCCACGTTGGGCGCTATGCACTGCTTAGTGTACTCTAATTTCATGTCTACTCGTCAACTACTATCTGCCATTGTGCGCCTTGGGCGCTATCCACTTTTTCCCATTCTGGTGTTTGCGGATTGGGCACCGTAGTCCAGTCTGCGTTTTGTGCGGCATCAACGCTCCCCCAATTTGCATTTTGACCGTTGGGCAACTGTGTCCAAGCCGCGTTTTGCGCGTCGTCAATGATGTCCCAGTACGATTTTGTGACTCCTAAAACGCCGACATTTCCTGCCGCCTCTACGCCCTGCAAAATGTAGAGTTTGATTGCTGTGAGATACCCAGTAGCAGCGTCAGAGCTTACCCCTGTAAGCGCAACAGTACGATTGTTTCCTAAGTTTTCAACAGAACCTGAAGCATTTACACTACCAAGCACAGGGTTAAAACCGGAAACTTTGCCTGTTATAAGTAGCCCAGTATTGTTAATACTTGTGGTAGAGCTAACCGTTAAAGCGCCTGCATCTGCCGCTGCAGACACGCTTGTTAATGCACAGGTATAACTAGCTGTAACAATACCCACACTCGCAGCGGCGGTTACGCTTTTTAATTCAGGTGCAAAGTTGATAGTGCCAACACTACCTACAACAGTTGAAGTAGTTCCGCCCCAAGCTTTTGATCCCCAAGTGTCTATACCCCAAGCACCACCAAGTGTTAGCGTTATGCTAGGTGTCAGCGTGCCTACACTGCCTGCCGCGCTTACGCTGTTTAGTACGGGGTTAAAGTTATAAATACTGCCTTTTATTACAAGGCCACCACCCCATACGCTAGAACCCCAAGGCTGTAACCCCCAAGTGCCGCCAATGGATACTGATATGCTTGGAGCCAAAGTGCCCACATTACCTGTAGCAGACACTCCTGTAAACGCTTGTGTAAACGCAACATTTCCAACATTTCCAGAAATAAATGTATTAATACCCCAAGCACCAACGCCCCAAGCATTTGAACCCCAGTTGCTGTCAGTTATTAGTTGCAATGCCCGGCTGGACGTTACCGAACCCGCAGAACCTGTAGAAGCTACTCCTGTTAATGCGCGTGTAGAACTAGCTGTAACAGAACCCACATCAGCCGTAGCACTGACGCCTGAAAGAATAGGCGAATACGTTGGAGTGTTTACACTGCCTGTTATTACTAGCCCACTGCCCCAAGAGTTGTAGCCCCAAGAACTTGAACCCCAAGCACCACCAATGGCTACAGAAATACTCGGAGTTAAATTACCTACATTACCTGCAGCCGTTACGCCGCTAATTACTGGAATAAAACTCCAAACACTTCCTGTTATCAAAAGACCTGTGTTATTAACATTCGCAGTAGAACTGACAGTTAGTGAACCTTTATCACCTGTCGCAGACACGCTTGTTAACGCACGGGTATAACTAGCTGTAACAGTGCCTACATTCGCAGCGGCGGTTACGCCTTTTAATTCAGGTGCATAAATAACAGAACCAGTAGCTCCTGTTGCAACAATCCCACCGCCCCAAGTACTGTATCCCCAAGGATTTATACCCCACCTGCTACTAAGCGAGACAGTGTTACTAACAGCAGTTGTTCCAACGGTTCCAGATGCAGCGTTGCCTGTTATTGCAACAGTACGGCTAGGGATTACGGAGCCTACATTACCAGAAGCAGATACCCCCGTAAGTTGCGGTACGTACCCCAATACGCCAACGCTACCAAACGCCTGCTTAGAAACCCCTCCCCAAGCGTCCAAGCCCCATGTGTTTGTCCCCCAGCTAGCACTAATTGAAACAGAGCGACTAGACGTTAATGTGCCTGCAAAACCTGCAGAAGTTACGCCTGATAGAGAAAAAGAACGGGGGGCAACAAGTGAACCTACAGCGCCAGAAGCGACTACGCCTGTTAATGTAGAAGAAACACTATCAACCAGAGAACCAACAGCGCCAGAGGTGGCTGCACCTGTTAGCGCACGCGAATTGCTGTCGACTAGACCACCTACAAAACCTGATGACGCAACGCCCGTAAGGGCCGTAGTTCTACTTGCGCTTATCGCGCCAGAAAAACCTGCAGCAGCAGTTCCAGATAAACGGTCAAGTCCGCCCCAAGTCCCGCTGCCCCAAGTATTGGCACCCCAAGCAGTAGCCATGATTTACACAGCCTTACGGCTGTCCGCGTTTAGGTCGTTGCCAAGCGCAGCAATGCAGACGTAGTGTTGTTGGTGGGCATCGTCAAAGTAAACGTGCCTGAAGTGATGGTCTGAGAACCAAATGTATGTACGCTTACAGCTTTATTGCCCTGTGTAGAGTTGTAAATCAACACTGAGTCAAAAGCAGTAGTTAGCGTAACACCGGAGTACACAAAGTTTGCCGAGGGTGTCCAGTATGCGGTGCCCGCAGTAGACGAAGAGTTTGTTGCCGTAGGGGCTGTTCCGTTAGTAACCGTAATGCCGCCCGCAGTATATCCTGCACCAGTTACCTCTCCCGTTGTGGTGTACACGGTGGTGCCAGCGTTCATCGTAGCGGAAGCCAAATACAAAGCCGCTTTAAACGTATCCGTAGTGGGGGCAGTCAAGCTGGTGCGCGAGACAAGAGTAACCGAACCGAATTGATGCGCACCAACAAGAAGTTCCCCCATAAACGAGGTACACATTGATTGGGTATTTGCCATGATATTTCCTTAAAAAATAGCCATTTCTGCGCCCGCAAAAGTGGGCATTTTCTTGAGCGTTACATGCGCTGAACGATGTACCAACTCATCCATTAGCCAGTACTCAACCCAAGTTGTGTACTCATCTTCATTATCTATCGTACCTTCGCGCTTGTCCAGCAAGGCGTCATCCATCTCGCCTTTAGTAGTCATTACGATCAATTTGAACTCCTGATAAGTGCGGTGGTTGCTGTGTTAGCTGGCATTGTAACCAGAAATGTAGTAGTTGAAGTCTTGTCGGCACCAAAGTCAATGACCGCAATCGCTCGGTTAGCTTTGCTGGCATTGTAAATCAGTGCGCAACGTGCGGTCAAAGCCCCCGTCCAGCTTGTGTTGGCCCAGTTTACATAGGCTGTATAGCCCAAAGTGCTGATTGCTACGCCCGTAAGCGTGTTGCCGCCTGTTGTATATGCTGCAGAAGAAAGTACCTGACCAGCCAAAGAAGTAGAGTACACAGTTGTATCTGCGCCAAGACTAGCGCTTCCTGTATACAAAGCCATCTTGATCGTATCCGTAGACAAATCGTGAATGGCTTGATATAGCTCCTTTTTGAAGCTGGTGCATTGCGTTTGGACAATTGCCATGTTATGTCACCTGCTGACGATACTGCCCGCTGCGGTAGGCATCTTGGCGTTCCATTCCGTCACCCAAACGCTTGGCAAGAGTCAGCGCTTCTTTGTATTTTGTATCGTACAACGCAACAACATCTTGCTCACCCTTTAAGTAGGTGTAGGCTTCTACCAGTGAACCGTACAGCAGTACAGAATCAAAATTGTCGCCTAGCCATGTGTAAGTGGCTGTTGTTATTGACTCGGGGTAGTAGAAGTAGTGAAGCTCTGCATAGTATGTTGTGTCTGGTGTTGGGCCGAGGATGAACGATAGTTCAGTAGTAGTCACACCCGCGTTGGTTGTTGGGCCAAACAACGCATAGTATTTTGGAAGGCCCGTACTAGTCGGGTTGGGGTACGCTTCCCGAATAAAATTTACATCTTTATTTAACAGGTATACATAATCACCACCACCCACAGGGTATACGGCAATTGAATACGGAGCTAAAAAATCATTTGGGCACGAAAGGTACTTGTTGCTTGCTGTCACTGTTCCAGTCACGTTTTTACGCAATGCCGGGAACTGCACTGTGTTGTAAATGCGCTGCTCTGCCTGCGTAATGAATGTGTTCATCGCAGTTGTCGGGAACGTGTTCTCCGTATAAGTGGAGATCGCTGTGACTAGCGCAGCGTAGTTCATGCCATCGGGCCTCGGGCGGTAATACCGCGAGTAGCACAACCGTTGCCACGGGTAACAATGCCTGAAGTCTTGGTTGGCTCATTGCCTGCAGACTTGCTGAACTGGCCTAGGCTGATGTCCAAGGTATCAAGTTTACTGTTATTAGTAGGCAAACCCGGATTTGGTTCCGCACGCACGGTCTTGCCGGACATGGTGTGTGGCTTGGCGTAGAGACTGGCGGGGCCGATTTCTTTACCCATTTTTTTCATGCTCTGTGTTGCCATGATTGTTCCTTATGTTTGATTAGCTACACGAGCAAGGTTACGCCCCAGCTTCAATTGGGATGCGTCCGAAACACCTGCGCTTTTTTTCCCGCCTTTAGTTGGGGCGCAGTTGGGGCCGCTGTTAGGAAGAACTTTAGCATCGGTCTTGCCTTTTGACACAATGCCGTCTGCTGCTTTTTTGTATGTCATGAATAACTCCTATGAAACCGTTATGGTTACTGTACCGACACTGGTTGTCCCGACCAAATTGTTTGGCGTCAAAACAGCATCAAAACCTGAAGAGCCCCCAATTGGCCCCCAGCCCCACTGAATATCCCTAGAGCCGCCACTATTGTACCCATCTGACATCGGGCCGGATACATCGTACGTCGTATCGTTTCTAGGATTACGTACAGCTTGTGGATCGTCTACGGGGAATGTTCCAAGCATCAATTGAGGGTGATCTGGATCCCAGCACTGCGGACACACAAGCAGGTTGAAAATCCGCTGCTTCTGTACTTCTTTCTTCAGTTCAGTCAGCTTATAGCGCTGCCCACAGCGGTCGCACATGGCGACCGCATTTTTACCTGAAGAAAATCTGTTACCCATGATTTAGTTGATGAACATTTGACGGGGCACCAAGCGAATTGAAGCCTTTTCCCGATCTTCTTCGCTGGCCAACTGCCAAGCTTCATCGTACTGTTGTTTAAGCATGTCCGTGCGCTGCAACCCGTTTGGTACCTTGAGAGATAGGTAGTACGCCAGTCCGGCTACCATGCAAGGAATGAAACGAAACGGTACATCCATCGTATTTACACCGGAGCCAGCATCGTCAATCCGGCGCATGCGCCAGTACACAAAGGTGTACGTCTGGGAGCTATCGGGAACAGGCCAAACCGTAAATCTAGGTGCGGACTGTAAACGCTCAATCCATACTTGAATTGGTCTAGCTTGCTGCAGCTTGTTAGGGATGGTGGCGTACGTGGACACGCTGATGCGCGTGATCGTCAAATCGGCTTGTGTAGATGCGCTACCAGCCCCTGTGCGGATCACATGCTCCAGCAAGTCCACGGTGTCAGCAGGCAGGTCATAGGTGGCTTGTCCGGGAACCAAGACAATCGAGCCTTGCTCAAACGTCCACATATTGACGCCACGGTTGGCCCAGTCCGCAAATAGCAAGTTTAGAGACCGGCGGGCGGTCTTCAAGTCATAGCCGGTGCGCATCTCGGAACCTGTGCGCTCAAACGCTTCCTCCACCAATTCGGTGAGGTCTAGGTTAAACGCAGTGGTTCCAGAGACCGCCATGATTACTTCATACCTTTAAGGGTTTCAGCTAGGCGGGCACGTTGACCCATCTTGCCGGATTTCTTGGCCGCAGCAGCGAGCTTTTTGGCCGGGATGGGTTGACCTTCCTTTGCACCAAGCGCCGAACGTAGTGCTCCGGGTTTTTTTATCGCTTTTTGAATCCACTTTTCAGCCATCACCTATACCTCGCGGTTTTTGCCGCCACCTTGGGCGGCTGCTTTACAAATTGCTTACCTGCTGCCTTACCCGCACGTTTGGCGCGGGTTGTGGCTGCATACTCTGCCGGACTCAACGCTTCGATGGCCGCTTTGGGCAAATAGCGCTCTCCCGTCTTTGACGACGGTTTGCCGGATTTAGTCTGCCATTTCTGGTCAGTCCAGTCCTTGAGCGACTGTTGCGGGGCCTTCATATCAATCCGTATATCCACCGCCTGCTGCCTTGTACTTCTTAGCCACCAGTTGCGCTTTTCTAGCGCTCCACTGGCCTGCACCTGTACCCTGCGTTGCTGCGGATTTAACTTGACTCACAATACGTTTGCGAAGGCTGGGCTTCGTGTAGTTTCCTGCAGCGTTAACCCCGCTTCCCTTGGCCATGCGTTTGCCGTTTGGTACTTTAGCGGGGTTGATGTCCCCCATACCCCGGCTGGCAATCATCGTACTTTACCGCCCATGCAGAACTGCTGTCCACGGGTTTTACCGCGTTGAGCAATACCGTCAGCCGAAGAACGAAATGTGCCGCCAGCAGCGAGCTTTAGGGTTGTGCCCTTAGCGCCTTTATGCTCTTGAGCGTCATGTTGTTTGAAGGCCTTTTTAATCATGGCCTTGTCTTGCGCCATGTCGGTCATACCACCTTCAGCCATCTTCTTGACGCCACCGCCGCGCTTCATGCCCATCATCTGTTTTTTGTCCAACGCCATGTCCGCTTTGGAGCCTTCTTTCATGCCCTTTTTCTCAACATCTTTACCGGACTTTTCAAACATTTTCATTTTAGAATTCAGCATATTGCCACCTTTAGAAAATTTACGGCCCTTATCGGCCTCGTTGAAGTCTTTTCCCACTGACTGTGGGATTCCCACTTTCTTGGCAAACGCAGGGCTATGCGCTATTGCCGCCATGAAATTGTGCTGCTTTTTGCTGCTACTGGGCATTTTTTAGCTCCAGCATACGGTCAAGCTTTTCGCCTAGCTTGTCTATTCGATCTAGCACGCGGTTGATATCCGCATGAACTTCGGCCTTGGTGACATACTCTTTGGCCATTTCTTCCCGTGTCCGGTTTAGCAGAATGGTTACTCGCTGAAGCTCGGCTGCTTTCTCACGCAAAACCCAACCCATGACCGAGGTAGCCATTGTAAGTCCGGCAATCCAAATTGAACTTGTTTCCATATCAGCAGTTCCAAGCTTTAAGGGATTTATTAATCCGGCTGTTTGGGTCTTTCGCGGTCTTCTCGCTGGTGAGCTTCTTCTTCATACCTGTCATTCTGGCACAGAAGGAATCGCGCCTGCTGCCGCCTTCCGGCTGGGGAGGCTTCAAATTCATCCCTTGTTTTTTGGCCGATGCGCGCCCCTTGGCGTTCAAGCCACCCTCGGGATTTTTGCCTTCCTTGCGTGTCCATGCAGGGGATTTTGCCATATCGTTCCTTATGCGTCTACAGCGCCTTCAAATTCAGGCTTCTGCTTGATGATGGAGTATAAGGCAGCACGGTCTGCGCCTGCCACGTATTCAGCGCCCGAGATCGCTACTTTGCCTGCGGACAGGGGCTGCTTGCCAGCCTCACGGGCCTCTTTGGATGCGTAGCCGTAGAACGTCACTTCAGTGCCCTGACCTTTAAAATCTTCTTGGACTGCACCGATGTTCCAGTAGGTTGCTGGGATGCCATAGTCTGTGTCGATTGATTTGAGTAGCGCCATGATTTTCCTAAAACATTAAAAACATATTGCCGGTGGCTGTTGAAGTCACGACACCATTAATGTAACTTACATCGAGATAACTATTGTTACCGGCTCCGCTGCTTAAAAATGTAAGGCCAGTGTTGTTGCCACTATCTACGCTATTGTCTAATGTCCAAGGTGTACTTTTTGTCAAAGTACGCTGGGTAGTCGTATCCGAGCCAAGAACTACAGTTCCTATAGCGCTACCGTTAAGACTAAAGGTATTAAATGAACAATTACTAGCAAATAATACGCCATTTGCCAGTGAAGAATTTGGCGCTGCTGAAAAAGTAAAAGTATTAAATTTACTAACGTTTACAGTTACTCGCGCCCCAGCCCCAAGAAGTGGTATTTCAAAATTATAAAGATTAAGACCCGCAGCATAAATTAATTCACTTGTAGTATTATTTGTAGTTATTGTTGATGTTCCGGCATTGAAAGGAGCAAATATATAAGCATTTCTAAGAGTTATATCTGAACTGTTTAAATTAACGCCCCTAAGAGGATTTACACTTGTTCCAAAAGAATTAGAAACTGTAAGCGTGCCAGCTAAATTTATAGTATTACTGCTTGATCCACCTATAAAATTAGTTGTTGTTATCGCCGCACCTACTTTGTTAAAAGTTGCCGAACTCAAGGTACTAAAAGATATTGTTCCTCTTGAAGTTAAACCACTGGTTCCAAAGCTATATGTTCCGCTTGTTAAGTTGTCAAAATATATATTTACAACTTGACTTGCAGAATTTCCTGCGGTAGCCCCAGTTGGTACTATTATTGAATTAAATGTGTATACATTGTAGGGTGTAGGAGAATTATAAGATAAACCCCCAGAAAAGCCAGTTAAATCTAAAAGATTAAGGTTTCCACCTGTAGCACTTGAACCGCCAACCGCCAATACTACGGTATCTGATCCCCCTGTTACTTTAAAAGATGGCATAAGTAAAGAAGTGCCAGCCCAAGAAGTTCCAGTCCAAGAAATAGTTCTAGTTCCAACACCAGTGGAACCCGTCAACGCAAACGTTGGATTAGTTCCAGTTAAAACTAATATAGATGGCGTAATACTGGAACCTATGTTTATCACGTTTGTTGTTGCAACACTTGTTACGTTAACAACTCCCGTTGATCCAAACGCAAGATTTCGAGTAGTAGTAATACCCGTTCCAGTAACAAAAGTTCCACAATTCCAAACATAACCTGCTAAGTCTATTGTTCCAGAAGTAAATGTAAAAGAACCGCCGTTGGTTGTTGTGTTATTTTGTCCGAAGTTAGAAGCTAAAGTTATAGTGCCCGTCGTAGAATTCACTACTACGTTTGAACTAATTGCCGTGCCATTAGTATTTAATGTACAGTTTGTTAAGGTATTAGTTAAGTTAAACGCAGCGGTATGCGTCCAAATCGTTCCCGTAGATAGGGATACATTTCCAGAAACTGTTATTGGAGATACGCCAGCAATTGTATAAACAGAACTGTTGCTTCCCGCATTTGTCGTAAAACTCTGAACACTAAAACCAGAATTTGATGTAAAGGTCGGCCCAACAGACCCAGAGTATCTTGAGGGGGCGCCAAAAACTACATCATCAGTAGAAGTTGGTACGGCAGCCGAAGCAACACCGGGGGCAAACCCGTATAAATCATTTGCGGCGATAGTTCCGGATGCAGACGTTGTGTACGTCCCCGCCCCACCGGCTGTTCCAGTTAACTGTGCAGTAATTGTTCCACTGGCTGCTCCAGCATTGTTATATAAAACCGTACCTACTCCAACAATGCCAGGAGTAATTGAACCGCCATAAACAGTAGTAACGGTTAACGTAGTTAAAGTTCTTGAGCCAGCAAATACGATTGCAGGAGGTGCTGTTCCCCAAAAACCCGGAGTAGCGGCGCCATATTGTTTTGAAAGACCGCACCAGTACAAAGTTGCCATATTAAGCCTCTTGCGACACGGCTACCGCATCCCAACGGGAATCAGCGGCGTTGTATATACAGCCGATATACACCAACTTTGATGCCACTGTGGTCGTAGGCAGAGTGACGCCAACAACACGGAATGAATTGGTTGAACCTGTTGTCCAAGTTAAAGCGCGAGCAGTGCCGTTGTCCTTGAACCTGAACATCATTCGTTGGCCGTCAGCGGGGGAGGCATTTGCATCGGCATTGATCGTCAGAGCATTTGCCAAGGCAGTGATCGCGTATTCGTCAAAAGAAGTGCTATTCCAAGCCAAGGGTGATGTGACGTTGGCTGCGCTACTTACCTTGGGCTTAATGCTGGTTGTAATGTTTATACGACCCGCGCCTTTGGGAGTTAGGGTTAGGTCAAGGTCAGGTGTTGTTGCGCCTTGCGCAGAAATAACAGGAGGATTTCCTGCCGTTCCCCCGGTTACCTGCACATAGTTAACAGCGGAAGCTGTGTGAGAAATAACCATTTGCTGCGTTCCAGCAGCGTTATTGGTTGCAAAGTTATGTGAGCCACTTCCTTTAGAAAGCCAAGAAATACCTATGCTTCCTCCGCTTCCTAAAGCGCGATTGATTGCATTGGTAGAACTGTTATTTGTAAATGAAACATAACCGCCAGTAGACAAATTACCATCAGTAATATTTAACGCTGTTCCAGATGGGGTTACAAAATCTAAACTACCGCCAATAAATTTGATACTTGATGCGGACCCCACGCTAGCATAAGCAGCAGCACCACTACCACCGCCGCCTGAGAAGGTTACTGTTGGTTGTTCAACGTATCCTGAACCTGCGGCTGTAATGGTGAAGTTACCAGTTCGCACAGACCACGCAGTAACGTTAAAAGTAGCGCCTGTGCCGCCTGCGGGACTAACAGTTGTTGAAATTGGGTTTGATGGAAGTACTGTATAAGTACCGCTGTTGCCAATAGTAAAAGAGGTAATTACACCAGAAGAAACAGTGTTTACAGTAACTGTAATTGCAGAACTAAATGTTCCACCTGTAAATATTAAAATATCTCCTACGGAGTATCCTGTGCCGCCATTATTGAGTGCTGTTACGTTTTGCAACATTGCGGCAGTAGCAGTTGCTTGTACGCCGCCCGCAGTAGTTGGAGCAGTAATAACAACGCTTGGAATTGTTGTGTATCCAGAGCCGATTGCAGTACCAGTAATAGCAGTAACCGTACCACCATTGCTGATATTCACACCTTTAGAACCAGCAGCAAGGTCAACGGCTCCTGTTCCTTTTGGCTGGAACGCTACGGAAATATTAGCGTCCGTGCCAAGCGTTTGAAACTGTACGACATTCCCTGCAGAGCCGCCCGTGATCTGTTCGTAGTTGGCCGAGCCTGCACCGCCAATAAGCGTAGTGAACGAGCCTGCTGCGGGTGTTGTGCCGCCGATAGTAACGCCATCAATGTTTGAGGAAAATGTAGGCGCACTTGCACCTGCGGACGTTAAAACCTGTCCTGAAGTTCCCGCAGCGGTAACCGCCATCGCAGTTGTTGTGGAGCCATAAACAACCCCGCCAGCAACAAACACAGATGATTGGCCTGTACCGCCACGGTTATAGGCTATTACGTTTCCGTTCCATGTTGCGCTTGTGATCGACCCCGCGTAATCAAGCGTATTTGTAGACCACGATACGTTAGATGGTGTTAGGTCGTGTCTGTCCCAAGAACCCGCAGCAATTGCGTTGGATAATAAATTTACGCTAACAATGCCGCCGCTAGGAACAGAAACAACTAGGGTATTTGAGTTATTGTTAACCGTTATTGCGCCACTGCTTTGGTTGTTGTCAAACTCAAAAATAGTGCCGTTTACCAAGGTGGTTGCGTCAGGCAATTTAATAACTTGCCCGCCAGACCCAGTGATCGTGTACCTACGGGCAGAGGCAACAGTCAGCGTGATCTGCGTACCGGAAGCCGCCGTATTTACATAGGCATTATCAAAGGCGTTTGCAGTGACGTTTTGGTTTGCATCCCGCAGAACTACGCTGTTCGCGCCTGTTGATGCGGTGACGCCTGTACCGCCGTTTGCCACGGGCAAAGCGGTACCCGAGTACGCGATTGCGATAGTTCCGCTGGTGGTTATGGGAACCCCAGAGACAGACAGGAACGCCGGTACGGTGGCATCCACAGAAGTGATTGTACCCGTGCCACCGCTCGCTGCAACCCACCCTGATGCCGAAAGAATGTAGGTCTGCTGCCCAGCAAGGGGTTGGGGGACATACCCCCGCACCCCATCATCCGTACTTGTCGGAGGCTGAAACGAACTAAATGCGACTATTCCCGGACTGGGGGATATGGACACGGCTACAGTCCTTGAGCAAATGCCTGTGCTTTGGCTTCTAGACTAGCCCGGTAGTTATTTACGTCCGCCTGCAAGACTGCAACCTCCGCCATACGGGCATCCAAGCTGGCCGACTTGGCTTCATAATCTGCCTGCGCTGATTGTGCTGCTGCGACTATAGAGTCTACTTGTGTTTGGGTAACCAAAGCCTTAGCCATAAGTGCATCTGCGGCTTCCGTTTTTGTCTTGGCTGCAGCGGCCAGTTTATTAGCTTGGTCTTTGGCATCCGCAACTATCGCGGCGGCTTCTTCCGTGGCCCTAGCAACTAGGTCGGCTATGTTTGCTTTGGCATCTTCGAGTGCCTGCGCGGCTTGTGTTTGCTTTGATGCAATATCAGCGCGAATGGCCAAAATCTCATCGGCGGGGCCTGCCAAAGCAATACGATCATTTGCGTATTTTGCGGCTTTTTCCAGATTATCCAGCTTGGTTTTGTATGCCGCCGGGTCTGTAATAAAGGCCAACAAATCACTAAGTTGGTTGCCCGTGCCGGGCAAGTCGATTCCTGTGGAACTCATGCGTTACCTCCGCCACCGGCTTGAATTACTGTAAATACGACACTTCCTGTTGTTCCTGCGGCAGTTGTGATGCGAACCCCTGTAGCAGGAAACGCTAAGTTAGCTACCAAACTAGTTGTCTTGGTAGACATGTCGGGATGGTTAAACCACGTAGCCCCTGCGGGGGTGAAGCTCTTAGCAAAGATGTCGTCAAAAGTGTATTGCACCGTATAAGTAACAGTACCAGTAACAACCGTTGCAAGCGTAGTGTTATTAGGTGAAATATACAAGTCTAGGTTGTATAAATTAGAGTTACCGACCCCACTAACGGTAAAAACTGCTGGGCGCATATCAATCTCCTATAAAGCAGGGGCCGAAGCCCCCGAGATTAATTACTGTTGGTTAGCAGGAGGAGAGCTATTGCCGCTAGCGTCTTTGACGAGGTACTGCACAGTAATTTGCGCTGCACCGCCGCTTGCTGTTCCTGCGCAAGCGTAGATGACTTGAAGAATCAAGTCGGTCGTACCTACGTTCAAGATGGTAGCCATGTTGGTTCCAGACAATGTGGTCGTGGCGCGGCCAACAGCCAAGGGTGTGGTAGACGCGCTACCAGCGGTTGCCAAAGCAGTACCGCCAGCCGTTTGAATGGTAATGGTGTTGCCAGTTGAGCCAGCAAAAGCAGTGGTGATGTCAACAAAAATATTGGTGATCTGAGCGCCAGCGGGAAGAACTGCAAACGTAGTAGCCGTCGTGGTGGCGACCGTCATGGTGCCGGTTTGGGCTACGGTGGTAACACCGGTATTTTGGATGGTTCCAGCAGTGGTACCAGTAGTGTTTTTAACAGTGCCGAGCAGCCAAGGGCCGAGGTGAGTTGCGAATCCCATGATGTGTTCCTTACATACAAGCTAGGTGCGTCAATCGGTATGTCGTCTGCTGGGGCAGTTTGGCGCACTGGAAGTCCCAGATGGAGGCAATATACACTATTTCTCGGTATAGTCAAGCATATGCCATACAAAGACCTCAAAGTTAGAAAAGATAAGCACAAAGAGTACTCGAAGAAGCACTACAAAAAAAATACCGCTGAAGTAAAAGCCCGAAGTAAAGCAAAGGGGTCTGAGAACAGGCAGAAGTGGGTAGCGTATAAGGCTAGCCTTTCCTGTACAGTTTGCGGAATTTCACATCCTGCGGTCATAGACTTCCACCACCCACCGGGAACAAAAACCTACGGAGTCAACGATCTAATTGCTAGGCGCAAATTCAAAAAGGCGTATGAGGAAATTAAGAAGTGCATAGTGTTATGCGCTAACTGCCACCGGATACACCACTTCAATGAAAAAGGGGCCGAAGCCCCTTCCAATCAAACTGCTTTGTCTTCCGACTCGGCTTCAACTTCATAGTCTTCGTCTTCCACCAGCAGCCAATCGCCGGTTTCGATATTCAGCCAATACCAAGCTTCGTGCTCTTCGTCGTACCAGCAGTACACTTCGGCGTCTTCATCATAGATGTACTCTTCACCTTCAACAAAGTACTGCTCAATATCTTCAGGGATGTCAAAGGACTCGTCGTCAATTTCAACTTCTTCAATGTCAGGGTTACCCAACATCCGCACGGTTTGCAAAAACTTCAAGATTGACTCGGTGGAATACTCAAAGAATCCGCCATCAGCCATATCAACAGCTACAGTAAAAAACATACGTTACCCCTAAAAATTGGTCACAGCGACATGCTGCAAAGGAATCCTACACGAGTTTTGCGACGAATGTTTATATGCTTTTGTGGTAAGACTCACACCAGCTTATTGGACTTCTTTAAGTTTTCTTCTTGGGTTATAACGCGTAGGTTCCACGGCACATGCAAGCCGCACACAGCATCTCCCTGCAAGGGAACGATGTGGTCTACGACATAGCGCTCCCCTGTAGTTTGACTCATGGTTATAGCTATACGGTATAGCTGCCGTATCTCTGACTTTTGCTTGTGGGTCAGCCATTGAGGGGTGGCATTACGAAACCGACGACGGCGAAAGCTTGTAAGTGCTTTGTATAAATCTGGGTTGTTTTGTTTGTACGTGCTTTTGTACGCCTGTTTTTCTGCTGCGGGACGCGCTTGTGCACGGGCAATAACTTGGGCTCGGTTTTTCTCGTAATACCGCTGCTTAGCCTCTTGCCCTGCTTCCGAACGGTTGTACTCCGCAAAGTAATCCGCCCGCGCCGTGGCTTGTGCGTGCCATTCGGCCTTCAGGCACTCTACGCATGCGCCCTTAGTTTTTCGTGCAGCTATATGCCCATGTTTGCAGGGCTCCCCTGTGAAGTAGTGTGTGGCGTTGGTAGCTCGCGCTTCTTTTCTGGTTTTGGGTAAATTGGTAGTGTCCATTGTAGTTCCTAGTTACGACACCGGTAATGTACCACAGCTAAAATTAAAGTCAAGCAGGCAATAAAAAAGGGCCCCAAAGGGCCCTTTTTAGGTAAAAACCAGTCGTTTTTAAGTCGAACCGGGCGAACCGAAGATACCCAGAGGGTCAGACCAGCCAAATGAATACCGCTCACGAGCCTTGTAACGGACGTTGCCGGTATCGAAATCCCCATCCATTTTGGTATCCAAAGCGACACGCTCAAAGTGCTTCAAACCATCCGGCACGTCAGTCGTCAGGAACCATGCATTGGTGTCCGTCAAATAGTGATTGACAGTGTAACCTTCGGGGATCGAACCGTTGTTCTTCAGTGCGTTGATATCGTTGTCGGTAGTGCCAACACGCAGGCTGGTTTCCAACAGACGAGTAGCAACGAACATCAGAGCCGTAGGGATGATGAGCTTCTTAGGCTTAGCAGCGATCAACAGGCCCTTTTCATCCGTCCACTGAGCGATCTGAATAACGGCGGCTTCCAAGGAAGTCTCGTTCAAATCAACACCGGTAGTGGGGCGGTTGGAGTTGGTACCGCCGTTGACCAAGGGGTGAGCCGTGGAAAACAAAGGCACGCCGTCGCCGCCGTAGTACGCAGCAGAGTTGGTGAAGCCGTTGTTCAGAACAGCAGCAGCTTTAACTTGCTTGGTGTACGCCATAGCGCGGGCCAGACCTTTGGTGTAACGAGCCGACAGTGAGTCGTACAAGTTATCTTCCATTGCCTCTTCCGTGATCGAGAAGCCCAAAGCGATGGTTTCGTGGTTGTACCGTGCAGTGAAGGCTTCCTGCGCATTGTCATAAGCAATGGCTTGGCCCTCGTTCTTCACCGGTGCAGCGCCAAAGCCTGCCAGTTTGGTTTCTTCTTCAAAGCTACGCTCCGAGGTCTCGGTAACGTAGATTTCCTTGTGCTCTTCGCCGTAGCGGGCATATTCCAGACCAAAAAGTCCGTTCAAGCCGGGGAGCAGTTCTTTAAGTAGTTGTGCGCGTGAAACAGCCATGATTTAGCTCCTATTACAGACCGACAGCATTGCTGTAAGAGTGGTATCCGGGGTTGAACTTCACCAGAATGTCAGTGTAGGCGTCGCCCGGAGTAGAGAAACCAACCATGTCAACTAAACCAATGACGCGGAAAGCGGCAGTAGTTGTCTGTGTGGTGGCGCTTACGGAAGTGGTCGAGTTACCCGAAGTAGTGCTACCAGTGGATGTGGACTGAGCCGCGCTCAAATACACGTTAGAGCCCAGTGCAGCTATGTCCAAAGAACCGTCGGCTTGAACTTGGAACACGGTGCGGTCGTCATCAACGACGTAAGCAACTGCATCAGATGCGACAGTACCGGTAGGCCAGTATTGTGCGAACACCTTTTGTTTGGTGCTAGGGTTGGTGTAAGAGCAGCCAACAAATACGCCGACGCAACCAGTATTAGCCGTACCAGTGGGGAAACCATTGGTAGTAGCGTCTGAACCAGTAGACGTAGCGATTCGTAAGTAGCCCGTAGATGCAACGTACACTAGTGATCCGTTGTAAATGTTTGTGGCGTAGCCAGAGACGATAGGGATGCTCCGGGTGCTACCTGCATAAGGTAGGCCACCCAGTTCATTTACGGGTTTGAACCCGTAGGGAGAAGAGGTCGATGCCATATATAAAACTCCAATTATTTAGAACCGGAACCAAAGTTTCCGCGAGTGGTAGTTGACTTACGTTCAGAGAACAAAGTCGCCATACGCGGGTCTTGTTGGCGCATAAAGTTATTGTCCACAGACTCCATATTGGCCTGTGCTGCATTGTTGTAGTAATCAGCGATGGCTTGCGCACGTTCGGTAGGCATCTTGCAAAGCATCAGCCCCCCAATTTCGACGTTGCCCGTCTTCTCATTACCAACCAACATTAGCTCTTCGTGGTCTACTGCTTTTACAGGAACCCAGCCGTCGCGCAGTTTTGCTGACACGTTGGTCGGATTACCTTGTCCCAAAATATGAGTTCCGACCCACCGATAGGTGTAGCCGGGTTCAGGCGTTGGGTCGGGCAGTGTGCTCGAAGGGGTATACACAATGCGAGCACTTTTGTCGCGTGCAGAGAGATCACGAGATGTACGAGAATCAGCCATATTAAGCCTCCAGTTTTGCTACTTGAGCAGCGTATTGCTGCGGGGTCATTCCAAATTTCTTCGCCAACGCTATTGCCGACGTAGTAAGTTGAACCTTTCGAACTCCAGACGAACGTGTCGCAGGAGCGACCACCGATGCAGGACGCTTGTTAACTTCTGCTTTGCTGTTTCCGAACACTTCCGGGAACTTACTCTTCACACGAGCATCAATTTGCTCGAAATACTCATCACTACGCGGATCAAGACCCGAATTCACTAGCTTCTGGTGCAGCCCTAGTGAGTAGCTGGTAACGTCTTCAAACCCATCAGCCCCGAACCACTGGTTTTTGGCCTGCCAGCGCAGGGATTTTTCGTCGGGTTGCACCCGTTGAGGTGCTGGTTGTTGCGTTTGTACCTGATTTTCTTGAGCTTGTAAAGGGGTGTGTTGAAAATTCTTTACAGCCTCAAGTTTAAACTTGGCATCTGTCATTGCTTCTTGTGCTGCGATGATAGCGTCAGTATCAAAAGCTTCTTGCGCTTCCTTATATTGGCGACGTGCTTGGGCCATTTCTGCCTCTGCCGCTGTAAGGTTTGACGCAACTACCTGCTTTGTACCTTGGTCTACATAACCACGCAGGGTTTTGTTTTCTTCCAAAATACGCTGCGCAAAAGTTTCCAACTCCTGTTTTTCACGCAGTGTTGCTTCTTTTACTCGGCGCTCGTCATGACGCGCATGCGTAAGTTCCTTGATGCGGTTCTTAACTTTGTCAGAGTAAGACTCAATTTCTTCATCGGTCGGGTCTAGAACTTCCCGGTCAAGGGGTTTGCGGCCACGGTCGCGTTCAGGAGTATCGTCAACAACTTCGATTTCTACATCGCCGTCAGTAACTTCAATCTCAATGTTTTCGTCTTCTTTTTCGTGTGGAAATTTAAATGCTTCAGGCATAACTACTCCTATACGTGTGAAATACCACGGGGGTCTTGAACTACGGCTTCAATCTGGTCGTCGTTAATGAGGCGCATCTCTTTGCCGTACATTTTGAAACGCGTACCGGTATACGTACGCACCATAACGAAGTCACCTGCTTTGCACCAAGGGCCGTTAGGGAACTTATTGGTGTCCTTATAGGCGTCGGGGCCGACACGCAGGACAAACAATACCGAGGTGGTCTGCTCTTCGCGGTGCATAATTTCCGTGGGCTTTAGAAGCGTAGACCCTTCGTAGGTGTCTTTTGCTTCAGGAACGATGCACAGCATCTTGTAGCCAGCAGGAGTAGGTAGCAACTGCGCTTTTTCTTCGTCGGTAGTGTCCTCATCCGGCTTTTGGATGGGCTGCAGGGCTTTTGGTAGGACGATGCCCGGTGGTAGTAATATTTCACTCATCGGAGGTTTCAACTTTCTTTAGCAGGGCCATTAGGTGAGACTCTGCGTAGGCTAGGCCCTGAATAACCCCGCAAAGTTTTTGGTACTCGTCAAAGGAACGACAGGCCCCACCAGCCAAGTCGTCCGCATAGTTGTTCATGTCTTCACGTATTTTCTGGCGCAGTACGTCTGCGAATTGGGAAATCACTCATTTTCTCCTTTTGGTGCAGCCTGTTGGGCCGTTTGTAGCGCTGTTAACGCCTGATCTCTTTTGTCTTTTGCTATCTGTGCGCCAAGTTGCACACCGGCATGCTCCTGCTCAAAGGCCTGTTTCTGTTTGCTTTCGTTGATTTGAGCGCCTATTTGGGTGCCTTTTAGCTGCATATTTGCCTGCAACTCCATTATTTTTAGCTTGTTCGTGTCAGCTTTTGATGCGATATCCGCAGCTAATTGCTGCTGTTTTAACTGCATTTCTGCCTGCGCGACCTGCTGTTCTAACTGCAGTTTGCCTTGTTCAATCTGCAACGCGCCTTGCTTGAGCTGCAGCTCTTGCTGCTGCATCTGCACCAACGGGTCTTGTGCTTGCTGCTGAGCCTGCTGCTGTGCGGCTTGCTGTTGATTCTGTTGCAACGATTGCTGCGCGGCTTGGGCCAACATGCCTGATAGCGCTTGCTCGATCTGTTCCGGTAGTTTTTCATCTTCGGCTGGCATCGGCATGCCCAACTGCGCTTCGATCTGTTTGCGGTAAAGGTACCCCGTGTGCTCGGCAACGTGCGCCATGAGAGCAGCTTGAATTTGTGGGAACTTGGGGTTCTGGCCGATGGCCTGCATGACAACAGGGTCTTGCAGCATTGACATATGCACCTGCATATGCGACTGATGGTCTTGATAGATGAATGCCTTGACCGGCTCGCCCTTGAGGATGGCCATGTTCTCGGACACGGGGTCTTTTGGCTTCATGTCGTCCGGCAGGGGCACCAGCTTATCCGCGTTCTTGATGCCAAGAATCTCCAGCATATTGCGGTGCAACTGGGGCATGTTGTAAATGTCCGGGGCCGACTGGGCCATCTGCATGACCGCTTGGTACTGGACAACCCGCTGGCTCATGGTGGCCGCGTTGGGGTCGCTGACGGGGATCACGTCCACATGGTCGTAGTCTTCCTTCTTCGCACCTTGGGCAGGGGCTGCGTCAGTATCGCCGTCCGGCTCGTACTCGTAGTTGGTATCCGTGTAGTCACGGATGATGCCTGCCAGCAACCGCAGTTCTTGTTTGAAGCTGTAGTGTAGACGGGCTTGGACTGCCGACATTACTTTTAGTTGGCGCTCTAGCAGGGCCAGAGTCGTGCCCACCGGGGCTTGTGCCGACATATCACTGACGTTCATATCCGCCGTAGATGCAAAACGACGGCCTTCCTCAACGATGTTGCCAAGCAGCGTGTACAGAACCTGACTTGGCTCCTTGTAAGGTAGCGGTAAGATATTGTCCCGCAGCGCCCCCGAGCCGATGTCTACGTCTCGGAACTCTCCCGGAGCGATTGGCGTATCATCTCCTTTAATGCGGAGTCCACGAGACTTAAGGCCTCCCGGCAAGTTGGAGAGCGTTCCGGCGTCCACGAGCTGTCGCATAATACTGGTAGCCGACTTCGCGAATCCGCCAATAAGGTGGAAGAGTCCGAAACCATACGCCCCAAAGCCGGGGATGTACTGGTAGTGAACAAAGTGTTGGCGCTTGAGTTTGAGTTCATCTTCCTCCAGCCAATTACGGCGAATAGCAAGTACCTGATTAGACCCCTTAATCATAGTCACGACGTACGGCAGTGCTATACCTGTCTCTTCGCCGTCTTCTTCATCGTTGTAGCCGTCTATATCTAGGTCAACATGTACCTCATATAGGGTGTATCTGTCATCATTAATGTCCGTAAACCCGGTCTCTTTGTCCTTGGCTTTCTGGATGTCCGTAGATTGCTTGGTCGGCTCTTCTAAGTCACAGTCTCGGTAGAACCCAGCCTTTTGAAGCTTAACAATCTCGTTCTTGGTCTTGCGCATGACGTGCGTGATGCGGTAGCAAGTATCCAAATCCGTGGTTCCGTACGGCAGAATAATGTCTTCAGCCGGTATGAACATAGAGACCTGCCGGTCAAGGCTAGGGTCGAAATACACCTTCTTAAATGCCGATCCTGTTGCCGGTAAACTCCATAGCATGCGTTCTTGCTCAGGCCTAAACTCGCGCATAACTTCCGTCAGCTCGTAGTTCATGTCAGCCTCGACACGCTGCGCGGCTTGCAATTTCTCTGGCGTTTCTTTGCCGATTATTTTTGTACGTACAGGCCCCGCTGCGGGGAACATTTCTGTAATTGTCTCGCTTTGAAAGCGGACTACTGCCTCAGTAATCATCGGGTGGAACACACCAGACGCCCCATTCCACGGCTCTGTACGCTCTTCGTAGTTCAAACCAAGCAGTTTCAAGCCTTCGGTATACGTCTTTTCCCAGTCCTTGCGGCTGTTCCGGTCGTTGTCGATGTCTTCAGATAGCTCCCCCGCTACTTTTGTCAGAGCACCTTCGTCCAGTTCGTCAGCTAAATTAATGCCAAAGTCACTCTCTTCGCCCGGTTCAATGTCAATTTCCAGATCACCGGCGCTGATGTGTACTTCTTCTGGGTCTACGATCTCAATCTCAATGGGTTCTTCGTCCTGAGCCAGAGATTCGATTCCTTGGGGGGCTTGGTACAAGCCTTTATCAACAGACATTTAGTATCCTTCAGTAGTATGCGGTTGGCCGACGCGCTAGTCGGTAAGGGTCGTCCTGCTCATCTGAGTCTAGCGAAATAAACCCGCCTTGGCGATAACGCAGCAATGCTTGGGTTGTCGTGTCCACGTAGTCGTCGTTTTCCCCAACGGGAAACGCAGCAATTTCTTCAATAACTTCTCGCGCCCAGCGGGTATCTGGTGCCCAAACTTTACCAGAGGTAAATAAGTCAGCCACGGCGTTGAGTCGAACCATTTTGTCGTTGCCCCTGCTCGGGCTAAATTCCTGAACGGGAATGCCCATAGCGCGTAGCTCCTGTATCAACGGGCCACCAGCGGCTTTCTTTTCAACAATAAAGGCATCGGGTTCCCATTCTTTCCAGTGTTTGAGCGCTACTTGCTTCAGTTCAGGAAAAGTCATTCTGTCTTTAAAGGCGTCCAGCAATATTACCTGCGGGCTGTCACCTTCTTCTTCATTATAAAACACACCCCAAGTCGTGCAGGCACTGTAGTCCGAGGTGTTCTTTACTTCATGGGCTGTATCCCAACTCTGCAAGATGTAGTCACACCGGGGCGGCGAGTCACTTTCCCATATACGCCAGTTTTTTCTGGACACCAATGCCGAGTTTTCACTGGTCGGCTGCTGCATATACTGGGCGTTCCAATAACGTGGCTCAATACTAGCCTTCGTAGCTTTCAGTGTCTCCAGCGGCCATTGCTCTGGCCATAGCGACTTCTCATTGTCCTCATCTTCATTAAGAATGGCGGGCAGTTCTACGATTTCCCACGGGATTGAGTCAGGGTTTTTTGACTGGTATGTCAACAAACGGCCAGTTAGGTCTAAAAGTGACCACCTTGTCATGACGATGATGATCGCCCCACCCGGCATCAAGCGCTGCAACGGGCCGGTCTGGAACCAAGACCACGCGGTATCAAACGCCAAGCGGCTGTTTACTTTTACATCCTGCTCCGAATGAGGGTCGTCAATAACAAATAAATCAGCACCACGACCGGCAAGAGCGCCCCCCACACCAGCGGCATAGTACTGACCCCCAGCCGCAGTAGACCACTTACCAGCCGCCTTTTGATCCGCCGCAACACGCGTCTCAGGGAAAATGCCACGGTACTCCTCCGTATCAAGTAAGTTACGAACCCTACGCCCAAAGTCTTCTGACAAACCTGCTGTATGCGTGCCCATAATAATTTTTTTATCAGGGTATTTACCTAGAAAGTACGCGGGGAATAGGTAGCTGCTGAACTCAGACTTACCCATACGCGGCGCAATGTTAATGATGACGCGCTTTTTCTTACCCTCAATCACGTCCATAAATATCTTGGCTAGCTTCCTGTGTTGCGGCCCGATCTTGAATCCGGGGTACACAGCTTGGGCAAAACCCAGCATGTTATTTTGCGCCGCTATAAGGGATGCTCGGCGCTCCCTGATTTCCAGATCGTCAAAAAGCTCGATCTTGTCCTTGACAGACATTGTTGGAAGCGCTCGCATGAGCGCCTCGATCTCTGCTTTGCTTAGCGTAGTTATTTTTTCAAGGTTCATTGGCCAGAATGTCCTGAACGTCTACTACACCCATGAACCGGTTAAGCTTTTCCTTAATACGTGTATCAAGTTCCGTATCAGTCAGCTCTTCTTTCTTGACTTCAATCTTTTCGGTGAACAGACCGACCTCAGTTACTTTACCTAGCAGGCCTAGCGCTTTGAGCCGGATGTTGGCGTTGGTGCTTTTGGTTTCTTCTACTAGCTGAGCAACTACGTAGCCGCGCAACTCTTTGGCTTGATTCACAAACTCCCAGTCATAAGCGGTCAGCATACCCACAAGATGCTTGACGGCGGCGGGGGTTTTTACATTTGCAATGGCGACCGCTGTATTTTCTGAAGGGGCGGCAGCAATGATGTTTGTGAAAGCTGTCTGCGCCGCTTTGGTGTCCAGCGGTTTGATGATCTCTTCGGAATCTACCGCGCCGAGTTGTATTAGCCAGTCGTTGGTGGCTATTTTGGCGTCAAGCATTCTTTCTGGGCCTGCCTTTTCGGCGCTCAGTGCGGCGTTGGGGGTGTGCTCGCACACCTCGGGATTAAAATCTAGCAAATGTTCTAACATGCGTAAGCCCTTGCAGCCTCGTTGGGGATAGTATACACTCCGCTCCGGTGATTGTGTATTTGCTTTGCACTTTTGCTTCTCCTCGTTCAAGTTTGACTTGAACTTAAGCCTCGCTCCCCGGAGTTGAGGCTTTTTTTTGCAAAATTTTTTGGTGTGCCCGTTTTTTAGCAAAATTTTTTTGGTGCGCCCGTTTTTTTGCAAGGGGGTGGGTCTGAGGATTTGTGGGTTTTGTAGTTAGCTTTGTCTAAGGTTTTACAAAGTATGGTTTGCGTCTGTGAAACAGTGTTTACGGCGACATTGCGTCGTCGCGTCAAAAAGGGGGCATACCCCCACGGTGGGGTCGCCGAAAAGGGCCAAATATACCCCCATTTCATACAATTTAGTTGTCGATTCAGTGGGGAATGGCTCCGCTGAGGGACAAAACCGTGTCACTGTGACACACAATTGGAGAATCCAAATGGCAAATAAGCAAGCACTCTTTTCCGCACTCAATACCTTCGTTACCGCCCGCGTTTTGCTCATAGAGCAAGTCATCGCGGCAGGGTATCCTACCAGCGAAGCTGCCCGTCCCGCCATCATGGAATGGATCAGCGGCAAAACTGGCGTGGCCATCAAGGTGCAAGGTTCGGGTCGCGTTGTCTTTGACAACGATGCAGGCAACGCCGCTAGTGCGCGGAATACCCTGCGCGACATCATGCTCATGCTTGAAGGCCAAACTCGCCGCGAAGCGGTGAAGGCAAGCCCGCAGGTGAGCCGTAAGGCCGCGCCCCTGACAGCCGCGCAAAAGAAGGCCATTGCGGACTTGATCGCGGCCTTCGGAGGTGATCGCAAGGCAGCGCGTAGCGCTGTGTAAGAGTTTTCTGTGTCACCGTGACACAGTTTCAGTCCGGCGAGTCCTGTGATCGGGGCTTTGCCGGAGTTTCGTTTATTGTCTATCGCAAAGTCGCGCCGATAGTTTTTGTTTATGCGCATTAGGAGAATCAACATGAGCAAAATCATTCTTGATGGGTCGGCCTTTGCTGACCCTGTAGCTGCGCTCGATGCGTGGCAAGCTGGCACGGTGCTTTGCACCCTGAGTGATACCGTCCCGTGGTCGATAAAAGACAGCGAACTGCTGCACCGTAGGCGCTTTGTCTACATTCGCTTGGCCGACGGTAGGTTCACGCGCATCATTCCGGAATGGGAAACCGTGTCACAGTGACACACTTTTAGGACTCTCTGCAAGCGCAGCGCGCTGCGCTTGCGGGGCGATCTTGCCCGTATAGGAGAATCAACATGACCACCACTTTTCAAGACTTCAAAGATATCGTTCTCGCTGCCGAGAGGCAGGCGGGTGAAGCAGAAGACATGTATGCCCAATGGTGGGCTGACAATCCACCCAGTCAGGGGTGGGTTCCAACGTTCCAGCGCCCCATGTGGGATATCGGCCTCGCGCTGCGATTAGCGCGTCGTTACTTCGACGCCCCTAACGGGGTGTACCGCGAGCATCTCGCGGCAAAGATAGACGCCGCCCTGGAGCCGGGGCCTAACGATGCCCATATGGGCGCGCCCCGCTGGTAACCGTGTCACAGTGACACACTATCCTAAAAGCGACACAACGTCTTAAAAACGACATTTAGGCAGCCGACCCGGCGCGTAGATAAGTATCACTTTCGTTTTGCCACCAAAAAAGCGTTATAAATCAAGGACTTAGCTATGAGCACACCAAAACATCCACCTATATATATATCTTAAGAAAAGTATTTATATATATGTGTCTTTATGGATGTGTGCACATGAACGCTCGGATAAAAGCCGCTGTATAATGGGGGTTCCCAGTAGTACCTGAAAACAGGTGGATGTTTGGGTGTGCTCATACCTAAGTCCTTGATTTATAAGGCTTTTTCGGTGGCAAAACCATTTGGATACTTGTCTACGCGGCTGCCAAGCCGGACAGTATGCATAAAGTGTGCACATGAACACTAAAGTGTGTCTCAGTGACACAGAAATCAACGGTTCGCGGCGTGCCGTCTCACGCCGCACTTGTAACGAGGAAAAAACTATGTTTAAATCAGTGAAAGAAGAGCAGCTAGTGTACTTACGCACACTTCGCGACGAGATAGCTCGTCGCACCAACCACGACAAAGCCGAGCGCCTGCGCAAGCAGCGCGAAGCCGAGATCATCCAAGACTACTGGCAAGCATACGCTGCCAAGACCACCAAGCGCACAGGAAGGGGTGCACGATGAGCGCACTCACAACCCCCGAACAGATCGCGCTGTACCGCCTAGCTACGCTGCGCTCCGCCCTCAAGCTGGAGTCGCGTGGGCTACGCATAAGCAAGGGGCCGACAGCCCTCTCCATACTGCGCTCAGAGTATGGGTACAAGGGCAAGCGCGAGGCCATCCTCGCGCAGGTAACGCAAGACGTAGCCGATGCAATGGCTGCGATGGAAGGGTAAGAAACAAAACTGTGTCACGGTGACACAGTTCCAACGGTTAGCAGCCTGCCGTCTCAGGCTGCACTAGCAACTAGGAGAAGTGAAATGAAAACATCTGAACTAACAGGCGCTGCCCTTGACTGGGCGGTGCATTATGCGATACACGGTGAGTGCGAGGGGTATTCCCCATACGAATACTCAACCGACTGGGCCGTTGGTGGGCCGATCATTGAGCGTGAGGTCATTGTGCTGACGCACCCCAAACACGACTGCTGGACAGCTACAGCGCAAGACTCGACAGACCTTGACACACCGCTGTACCAAGAGGACGGCGCAACACCCCTGATCGCCGCCATGCGCTGCTACGTAGCGTCCAAGCTGGGCGAAGAAGTCGATGTGCCTGCCGCACTCATGTAAGAAACAAAACTGTGTCACGGTGACACAGTTCCAACGGTTAGCAGCCTGCCGACTCAGGCTGCACTTGTAACGAGGAAATTAAAATGACACTTAAAGCTAAAGCAGACGCCATCATGGGCGCAATGGAAATGTATGCACGTATCAACGGCTGGTATCGGCAACACGTCGAGTTCATGCTCCACCCCAACTTCGACACCACGCTGGGGGAAATACGCCGCGCACTTTCCGCTGGCAACAAATCCGTCACCGAGGACGACCGTGTACGCTGGGTATACCAGTACTACTGGGACTGTCACAACAACGGGCACACAAGCCGCGTAGACCTCGACAACTTCGTATTCCGGTACGAGAAGCTGCAAGCGTATCGGTTCCCTGTGTATACGTTCGCAGACCATGCGAGTTCGTTCGAGCAGCGGCGCAGGGAAATGCGTGAACCCATGAGAGTCATCAGTGACATACGCGCCGTACTGCGCCACCGTGAATGGCATCGCCGTCAAACCCAAGCGCACACCATCCACCGTGCGATCTTACACGCATGGGAGTACGCAAACCCTGCCAACGAGGTGCAGCTAGTGATGGAGTGGCCGCACGCATCCAAGCAAGGCGAGCACATGATTGCGTATACCCGTGACGAGAAGTACGGTGAAGCGGATCGTGTGGTTACCACATCGGTGTCCAAGTATCTGGCGCGGCACTTCCCTAGGTTAACATCCAACATCGTCAGGGACATATCTGCGCGGTATGTCGAGGCCCAGATCGGTATCGTGCGCACGCTGCCTGAGATGCTGGAGATTATCGAGAACGGCCCGTCATCGTGTATGTCAGGCAAGGCCGATGAGTTCAACACACGCGGGACGCATCCCTATGCAGCGTATGACCCTCAGTATGGATGGCACATGGCATACGTCAAGGAGGGTGGCAATATCACGGGACGGGCGCTGCTCAACGACGAGACGTGGGTGCGCACATACCGCAGCGATAGTAGTGGCTCAGGGTACTCGCAGTCCGATGACCGACTCAACGTGTGGCTCAGAGATCAGGGCTACCGCAAGGCCGATGACTGGGAGGGCTTCAAGCTGGCACGCATCGAGGCACGCAACAACTGCGGGTTCATAGCGCCTTACCTTGACGGTAGTAGCAAGGACGTTGACGTGCACTGTGACCACCTGCGTATAGTTGGCTGCGGTGACGGTGAGTACACATGCAGCAGTACCAATGGCGACGCTGAGGAGCGAGAAGACGACCGCATGATATGCGAGGACTGCGACGACCGTGTGGATGGTGACGACTCGTACCACGTGTACCGTGACGCTAGTCGGTGCGTATGCCAGCATTGCTACGAGAACAACTACGTGACGGTGCGTGGGCGCAGGGGTGACGAGTACGCGGTTGACAACAACGACGCCATCGAGGTAGGCGGTGAGTGGTACGACTCCAACTGGCTGGGTGACAACGACATCGTGTGCTTGCATGACGGCGACTATGCCCATATGGATGACGCGACGTACATCGAAAGCGTTGGCGAGTATTACCCTGCCGAATCCGACGACATCTGCTACACCAAGGCAGGTGATTACGAGTTGAAGGATGACTGCGTGGAGCTTGCCGACGGCGAGTGGTGCCTGACCGATGACGCATGGCAGTGCGAGCACAGCGGTGACTACTACGAGAAAGATGTTGACAGCGTGACTACCAAGTGCGGCAAGATCATCCACGAGGACTACGCCGATGAGTATGAGATACAGAACGACGACGAAACCGTGTCACTGTGACACAGAAACAACGAAAGACCAATATGAAAAAGACACAGACCATGCTTTACAAAACCCTGCACCGCGCCCTGTCACTGAGGCGTCCACACAACACAGCGGGTAGCCTGACCTTCACGGCGTGGCTTATCGACCGACTACCTGAACGCTTGCGTACCAACGCATGGCAAGACGTAGCGGGTAACGTGCACATCGACAACCGCACACACAGTGACCACAAGACCCTGTTCGTAGCACACGTCGATACCGTGCACCGCAAGACAGGCGCTAACAAGATACGCAAGACTACTTCGGTCTGGTATGCAGACGGCGCAGCTTTGGGTGCGGATGATGGAGTGGGGTGTGCGCTGCTTATGCACATGCTGCACGCTAGTGTACCGGGGTACTACGTGTTCACCCAAGGCGAAGAGTGTGGTGGCATCGGTGCAAAGCACTTAGCCGAGCAGTACCCGCTGCTGCTTGCCGAGTTCAGTCGTGCCATTGCGTTCGACAGGCGTGGCACCGACAGCGTTATCAGTCACCAAGGGTATGGGCGCTGCTGCTCCGATGCATTCGCTGACGCGCTGTCCTCCGCGCTTAATGCTACCGACGACGACCTTATGTACTCACCCGATGACACTGGCGTGTACACCGATACAGCCGAGTTCACCGACATCATCCCCGAGTGCACCAACGTGTCGTGTGGCTACCTGCACGAGCACAGCGACAAGGAGCAGCTTGACATGATCCACTTCGACCGACTGGCCAAGGCCGTGCTGCTGATCGACTGGGATGCGCTGGTCACTGACCGTGACCCTACCGTGCCTGACTACAAGGACTACGGCGTGGGCAAGGACTGGTGGAAAACGTACGACAAGAAGGATGCCGAGAGAGACCTGTGGGACACGAGCAAGTGGGGCACGCATGTAGACCTGACCGAGGACGAGACGCTGTACGAGTGCTTGCTCGATGCGCAGCAGGGGTTCCTGACGGGTGTCATTGGGATGATGGCCGAGTCGGTGTACCCCGACGACCCGAAGGCTGCGATCAAGTTCATCAACCGTAGCAAGATAACCGATGAGGTCATCACTATGGCGATGGGTATGGTGGGGCGCAACGATGTGGATAGCATCCTGTGCACGATGTTTGATATGGCTTATGCCGAATGAAAGGAGAAGTATGAAGACACTGATACACGTTAACCAACACAACATCCGTGCCAATGCCAAGGGGGCAGACCTGCCCGTGCTCACGGTCAAGACCTACAAGTCGAACACCAAGTGCAACGAGGTGGCCGTGCACGGGCCGAGCAAGATTGTGTACTCACCGGACGACCCGCTGTCATGCGGGGCTAAGGTATGGATTGAAACGCAAGCAGAAGTGGAGGTCATATGCTGACGCCAATGAGTAAGCTCGCACGGCTGACAGCCAAGCAGCTACACAACACGCTGATGGAGGAGTACCCCAACGACTTGGAGTTGAGGCAGGACATCAAAGCACGCATTCTCAAGGACAAGGAGGACAAGCGTGCTGCCCACATCAAACGCAAGCAGCAGCGCAAGGCATGGGCACCGCTGGTGCATCAGGCGTACAAGGCGGTCAACACACCCAAGGGCAGGCTGCACAAGGCCGAGGAGGTCTACAGTTCACCTATGGGGTACGGTAGCCCGTACGAGGCGCAGTTCGACGAGTCGCCCAGCAAGCTGGTGCGCGATACATACCGTGCGTATATGGCGCTGATATGTAAGGTGACCGACAAGCTGCGTTCGTACAGGGATGCGGGTACACATACGCCGCTGCAACTGGCGCGGGAGAAGGGTATACCCAACGATGGCGAGCACTGGTCTGACTGGATACCCGAGGGCATCAAGGCAGCAACCATACGGGCGTTTGATCGCCTGAACGAAGAGAAGCCGATGCAGTTATTCCCCCGAGTGTTCTACGCAGCACCAAAGCTAGCGCCACACAAGCCAAGAAAACCCAAGAAGACAAGGGAACGGTCATTGTCGCGCATCGAGCAACTGCGTGACGCAATCAGGGA